TATTGACGAAGCTGCGATTATTCCAAATAATGTTGCTGAAGAATTTTTCGCTTCTGTCTATCCGACGATTTCTGCCGGTGTGACAACAAAAATATTGTTGACCTCAACGCCATTAGGATATAATCATTTCTGGAAGTTTTGGAACGAAGCGGAACAACAAAAGAACGGGTTTGTACCTTTCTTTATTCCGTATTGGGAAATTCCTGGACGTGATGAAAAATGGGCGGAAGAACAACTTCGCACACTCGGGGAAGTTAAATTCAATCAAGAAGTTCTGTGTCAATTTCTTGGATCTAGTAATACCTTAGTTAGTGGTCGGGCCTTGTCAGTCATGTCAAGTGTTGAGCCGATTTTCAAAAATATGAACTTTGACATCTATGAGAATCCAGAACCCAATCACCAATATATTATTGTTGTTGACGTATCACGAGGAATTGGTGGCGACTATTCAGCGTTTACAGTCGTTGATGTATCTGAATCACCATATAAGTTGGTAGCAAAATATCGGGATAACAAAATTGCACCGATGTTACTTCCTGATGTAGTATATAAAGCCGCCAAAGATTACAACGATGCCTATGTGTTAGTCGAAATTAATGATATCGGCGGACAGGTCGCTGATATTCTGCATAATGAACTTGAGTATGAAAATTTGTTGTGTACCGTCGTAGAAAATAATCGAACCTATATCTCCCCAGGATTCGGCAAATCTACGACGAAAGGAATACGTACCAATAAATCAGTCAAGCGTATTGGGTGTTTTGGTTTAAAGAGCTTAATTGAAGAACAGAAGTTATTGATTTTTGATGCGGATACGATTAGTGAACTTTCTACCTTCGTAGAAAAGAATGGGAGCTTCAGCGCCGATATTGGATATAGTGACGACTTAGTCATGACGTTAGTTTTATTTGGGTGGTTAACGACCAACCAATACTTCAAAGAACTCACGAATCTAGATATTCGTGCAAAGATGTATGAACAGCAAATGCAACAGATCGCAGATGAGATGACACCTTTTGGATTTATTGATGACGGCGTAGATAATGAGGAAAAGTTTATTGATAATAACGTTATTTGGTCAACAGATAACGAGTTACCATGGAAAAATATAGTATCATAGAATTATAAATATTTTCAATCTTTAAACGTGTCGTTTTAATAAAATTATCTTTCTATAGGAGAAAAACATGCCATTTCAACTTTCGCCAGGTGTACTAGTTGTTGAAAAGGATCTAACAAATGTCATTCCTGCGGTCGCCAGTTCTATTGGCGCTTTCGTTGGCAATTTCGCATGGGGTCCCGCAAAGCAACCAGTCACTATCAGTTCAGAATTAGAATTAGTCAAAACGTTCGGGAAGCCTAACGCTTTCACATATGAAAGCTTTTTCAGTGCAGCAAACTTCTTGTCATACAGTGGCAATATGGTTGTTGTACGTCAAGTAGGATCAACCGAAAGAAATGCAGTATCAACAGGTACCGCATTATTGATTGAAAACGAAGATGTATACGAAGCTCAGTACGCTGATGGATCAGCCAGCGTAGGTCCCTTTGCTGCAAAATACTCAGGCGTTTTGGGTAACTCACTCAAGGTATCAATGGCTGACTCAGCATCTTTCATTCGCACATTAACAGGAACAATTGATACAAGTTTAACATCAACGGCTGTAACAGGAACAACCACTGCCTTCACAACAGAAGTTGTAGTGGGTGATGTGTTAAAAACATCAGCAGGTCTTGAAATCGGCACAGTAGCTTCAATTGCAAGCAATGGCGCATTAACATTAACAGCTAATGCTTTAGTTGCTTTAAATGATGAAGCCAGTATTAAAGCTAACTGGGAATACGCAGCACAATTTGATAATGCTCCAGGCACATCAGATTATGCTAGTGGTTTAAGCGGGTCAAGCGATGAACTACACATTGTCGTTGTTGACGAAGATGGTGTAATCACTGGCGTCCCAGGATCCTTACTTGAAAAGTTCGCAAGTGTTTCAAAAGCAGCTGATGCTAAGGCAGCTCAAGGCGGGTCAAACTACTACAAGAATGTCTTACTTGGATCAGAATACATCTATTGGATGGATCACCAAGCTTCTGGATTAAGTGGCGGCGGCACTGTGTGGGGAACAAATGCTCAAGGCATTACGTTCAAAACATTAACTCTCCCTGTTACGCTCTCATTAACAGGTGGCGTCTCACAAAATTCTATAACAAGCGCTGATATTCGTGCTGGATATGACTTATTAGCTGATGCAGAAACGATTGACATCAACTTAATCGTCATGGGTCCTCATTCATTAGCTGACGGTAAGTATGTCATCCAAAACATTGCAGAAACACGCATGGATTGTATGGTATTCGTATCACCGCCGCTAGCAACTGTATTAAACAATCCGGGTGATGAAGCTACGGATATTCTTGCGGCTCGTACAGATGCCGCGTTCAACGTCAGTAGCTCCTATGCTGTCATGGATACAGGTTGGAAGTATCAATACGACAAATACAATGACGTATATCGCTGGATCCCGCTTAACGCGGACATTGCAGGTCTCTGTGCTCGTACCGATTCAACCAACGATCCGTGGTGGTCACCCGGCGGGTTAAACCGTGGTCAAATCAAGAACGTTGTCAAGCTTGCTTACAAGCCTGATAAAGCAGATCGTGACCTTCTATACAAGAAGGGTGTAAACCCTGTTGTTTCCTTCCCAGGTGAAGGCACCGTATTGTTTGGTGATAAGACACTTCTTTCGAAGCCATCTGCATTTGATCGTATCAACGTTCGTCGCTTATTCATCGTGCTTGAAAAGGCGATTGCAACAGCGTCGAAGTTCCAATTGTTTGAATTCAACGATGCGTTTACTCGCGCCCAATTCCGTAACTTAGTTGAACCGTTCTTACGTGATGTACAAGGTCGTCGTGGTGTATACGACTTCCGCGTAATCTGTGACGAAACCAACAACACAGGTGAAGTTATTGATCGCAATGAATTCGTCGCGGATATATACATTAAGCCCGCTCGTTCAATCAACTTCATCACGCTAAACTTCATTGCAACCCGTACTGGCGTCGCATTTGAAGAAGTCGTTGGCGCCTAATTTAAAGGAGAATTATAAGTCATGAATATTAACGCATTTAAGACACAATTATTAAACGGTGGCGCCCGTCCAAATCAATTCAGAGTAACATTGAATTGGCCTGCAGGTGTAGGAAGTCCGGGTGGCGATCATAACATTCTTGTGACCTCAGCCGCATTACCTGCGTCAAATGTAAACCCCACTATCGTATCCTATCGTGGTCGCGAAGTGAAGTTTGCAGGTGAACGCACCTTTGATCCGTGGACCGTGTCCATCATGAATGACACAAAGCTTACCTTACGTAGTTACTTCGAAAAGTGGTCATCACTCATGAACGAATACGTAAACAATGGTGGCACGACTGCACCAGGTGGGTACATGGCAGATTTAATCTGTGAACAACTTGATCGTAATGATGAAGTTATTCGCACCTATAACATCAAGAATGCTTTCCCAACCACTGTATCAGAAATTTCATTAGCGTATAATGCGAATGACACGATTTCAGAATTCAACGTGACATTCAATTATTCGCACTTTGAAGTCGCTTTACCGTAATTTAAACTAGGATCATAATATTATGGAAATTTTTGGATATTCTATTTCTCGGAAAGAACCGGCACGTACAGAAAAAAGTATCGTGCCGCCTTCTGAGGATGGAGCCGTTGATTCATTTAAAGCTAGTGGGTATTATGGCACCTATCTAGATTTAGATGGCGGCGCAAAAACAGAAGCAGAACTAATTAAAAAATATAGAGATTTGTCAATGAACGCAGATGTTGATATGGCGATTGAAGATATCGTCAATGCGGGCGTTGCAAATTTTGAAAACGACGAACCTGTAAAGTTAAATTTACAGGACGTTGTTGTTTCTGATAAGATTAAAAAACTTATTGAACAAGAATTTAAATTTATTAGCAGAAAATTAAATTTCCGCAACAAAGCGCATGATTATTTTCGGCGCTGGTATGTTGACGGAAGATTATACTTTCATAAAGTCATTGATACGGCAAATCCAAAACAAGGTATAACAGATATTCGGTATATTGACCCCCGTAAAATTCGTAAGATCCGTGATGTTCAGAAAGAAAAGGATCCGAAAACGGGTGTTGAGTTTATCAAAAAAGTCGATGAATATTATGTGTTCAATGACAAGGGACTCGGCACGTTACGTAATGTAACCATACCTACCCAAGGATTACGTATCAGTAAAGACGCGATTGCGTTTTGCCCATCAGGGTTGGTTGATATGGATACCAATATGGTATTGAGTTATCTCCATAAGGCAATCAAACCTGCTAACCAACTTCGTATGATGGAAAATGCGTTAGTCATTTATCGACTAGCTCGTGCTCCTGAACGCAGAATTTTTTACATTGATGTAGGTAACTTACCCAAGATAAAAGCTGAGCAGTATTTAAAGGATATCATGAACCGATATCGCAACAAGCTCGTGTATGACGCGGATTCAGGTGAATTGCGTGATGACAAAAAATACATGAGTATGTTAGAAGATTTTTGGCTTCCTCGTCGTGAAGGTGGAAAAGGCACACAAATCGAAACATTGCCAGGTGGAAATAATCTCGGTGAAATTGCTGATATTCAATATTTCCAACGTAAGTTATATGAAGCATTGAACGTACCTGTTTCTCGTCTTGAACAACAAAGTGGATTAAATTTTGGTCGTGCTGCTGAAATCAGTCGTGACGAATTAAAATTTGCTAAATTTATTAATAAGCTCCAAAATAAATTTGCCACCTTATTCACTGATATTTTAAAAACGCAGTTGTTGTTAAAAAATATCATTACAGAACAAGATTGGGAAGATATTCGATACGACATTAAATTTGATTTTGAACAAGACGCTTATTACGCTGAATCAAAACAACAAGAAATGATACGCTCACGCGCTGAAATTCTTGCACAGCTCGATCCATACGTGGATAAATATTTCAGTAAAGAATATTTACAAACACAAGTCTTACAATTTTCTGAAGAAGAAATTGCTAAGATGGAAAAACAAATTAAAGAAAATCCAGGAATTATTCCAATAGAAAATACCCCACCGGGAGAATCCGCATGACAAATATTCGTTCATTAGTTGATAATATTACTGCAAATGACAACGTATCAGCTTCACAAAAAATTGCCGATATCATGGCAGAAAAATTAGAAGCGTTACTTGATCTTGCAAAAATCGAAGTTGCCCAAGGCATGTTCAATACGTGTGAAGAATGTGAAGAACCTGTACTCACACAAGAACAATATGATGCACTATCAGACGATGAAAAAGCTGACTACGAAGCAATTGATGAAGCTTTAGTTGGCAATCAAAAGAAAATTGATGCTAACAAAAATGGCAAACTCGACGCTCAAGACTTCAAGATGCTTCGTGCTAAGAAAGGCATGAAAGAAGAAAATGAAGTTGAAGAAGCTTATACTGATCCGTATGCTGCTAAGAAAGCTGCTGAAATGAAGAAGGCTCATTCCTCAATTATGGCTGATGCCAAGAAAGAATTTGATGCCGCAAAGAAAACAAAGTTTGCCAAAAACTTCATGAAGTTGAAAAAAGAAGAAGTTGAACAAATTGATGAATTAAAGGCATCAACACTTGGAAACTATGTAAGTAAGGCAGCAGTAAACATGTCAGCAGCAAATATGAAAGGTGACATGAAAAAAACCATGAAGCGTGCTGCAGGCATTAATAAAGCAGCTAAAAAAATGAAGGAAGAAGTTGAACAAATTGATGAAATTTCTCAATTTAAAAAGAATGAAATTGCACATGAATTACGTCATGAAGATGAAGCAATGGAGCGTGAAGCCGCAAAGAAACGTAAATATGCACCAACTAAACAAGAACCCCACGCTGTACACATTGGTGGTAAAAAGTGGAAGTCCTTTGGGTCACAAGCACATGCTTCAGCTGTTGCAAAAAAATTAGAAGCCAAGGGAAAGAAAGCTACAGTGCATAAAGAAGAAGTTCAAATTGATGAAGTCATCACAAAGAAAACACCTACAGGTGAAGTCATCAGTGATTTCGTACATTCAAAGAATCCTATGTTTAAGGGCAAGAGCAAAAAGGAACGTATTCGTATGGCCTTAGGTGCGAAATACGCCATGATGAAAAAGGGAAAATAAGATGAAATCGTTCAGGGACATTCGTACAATATCAGAGAAGAAAATTAGTCATTTTTGTGCCACACACGGCGAACATGCTACGTGGGGTAAAGGCACAATGATAACTGAAATGCATACATTAGATGAAGCTGGACATATCAGCCACTATGATGTAGAATTTGATCATGGGATTGAACGTAATGTCCCTGTCACTGAATTATTCAATATGATTGGCGAAACGCATGAACATAAGATGAATAAAAAGAAAAATAAACAAGTCGCTGAACAAGCTGACTTGCAAGGATCCTCAGTAAAAAAAGTGCCGTATGTTGAACTTGACATGAATAATTTAGCTAAAAGTGCTGCTGATTTAGTTGGCGAGGATGATGGTCCTCATACGAGTAAGCTCACAGGAACGGAAGTAGCAGGGTATGAAACAATGGCTGATCCTACAACTGTAGTGAATCAACCTACATCAGTAGGAAATGTAGATGCTGAAGATAAGCGTGCATCACGTATAACAGGGAAGCCATTCAAAACATTACGTAAAAAACAATCTGGGTATGGTCCTGAAGATTTGTCAGGTGCCGTTGCAGGTGTTGCATTGGGCGAAGCTGTTAAAACACAAGCTGATAAAGGTGAATATGATTATGAAGGTGACATGGCAAAATCAGCCCTTCGTACTATCATTCGTAACGCTCAAATGATGCATGATATGTTAGGTGAAGATACTAATCTTCCTGAATGGGTTGCTAGTAAGATTACCTTAGCAGAAGATTATATTGTATCTGCTGCACAATACATGCAATCTGAAATGAACGAAGATACACTATCTGAACTCAAGCGTTCAACATTAGCTGCCTATGTAAAAGATGCTTCGATGGATATGGCAAATACTGCTGCACATATTACTCGAAAGCAAATGAAAGGAGTTACAATAAAAGGATATCCTTTTAAAGCAAATGTAGATAATGATATAAAAAGATTTCGAAAGAG